GTCACCTGGATCGAAGGCGAGATCGACAACATGATCCGCGACCTCGGCAAGCCAAACGCCAGTTCCGCGGCGACATCTGTCATCACCCTGGCCTTTCTGTTGCGCGTCATCGACGACGGCGAGCAGCGTCACTACCGGGCCCGAATCGATCAGATTTACTCCTCCTACAACGAGTCGAACAAGCAAGGAGCAGCAGCATGACGACCCCACCAGTTAAATCACTGATCGACGAGCAGCTCGACGAGATTGAATCGAAGCTGGTCCTGCTGGGTTTTGGCCTACCGTTCAACGAGGTGATTGGCAGGTCTCGCGAAGCCCTGGTCGCCAGCCTGCCACGTCGTCTGGCGGCAACCATGAAAGGCGGCCGGATCGCGGTGAGGGTTCGGCCATGACTTCCTATCAGCGCGCAAAGCGCTTTTGGTTCTGGCGCGGCTCAGCCATCGCCCTGCTCTTCTTCACCGCCTGGATGCTCGCAAGCGCCTACTCCGGCCAGCTCACTCAATAACCCACACCTTCAAAGCTGCGCACCGCGCCGCAAGGAACTGTCATGTCCGCAAATACTAAACAAGCACAAGAATCGCTCGAAATGAGCGAAACCGACGACGTACAAAAATCTGTAGTTCCTGCGGTTGCCGTCACCGACATCGCCGAATATCGGCCGCACGAGGAACAGATCGTTCGTCTGGAGACCACTTACGCGAAGCTGGTCGTTGACTGCTCGACCAGCGAAGGCTTGGCGAATGCGAAGGAAGTTCGCGTCGATATCCGCGACGTGCGCTATGCCCTGGCGAACACCACAAAGACGGCACTCGTTCCCTATCAGCAGAAAGTCAAAGATGCCCAGGCTCGCGTCAACCAGGTTAAGGAATTCGGCGAGGCCCTGAAGGATCGAGTCTTGGCAATCGAAGCGCCTGTTGACGAAGCAATCAAGGCCGAAGAAAAACGCGTAGCTGACGCCAAGGCCGAGCGCGAGCGTGTCGAGGCTGAACGTATCGAAGCTATCCGGACGAAGATTACTCGCTTCAGTTCTGTCGCGGCTGCATATGCAAGCCGCAGCGCTGCTGATGTCGCAAGCGTCCTGCAAAGCGTCAAGGAGTCGGTGATTCTGCCCGAAGAATATGCCGAGTTCGAAGCTGAAGGCACCATCGCCCGCGACAACGCGATTGATCAGCTTGAAACGCTGCACAAGTCTACGGTTGAACGAGAAGAGGCTGCCGCCAAGCTGCTGGCCCAGCAGAAAGAACTTGATGAACTGCGCGAGAAGCAACGCATTGCCGACGCTGAAGCTGAGGAGTTGCGCAAGCAACGCGCCGAGGAAGACCGTCTGCGTTTGAAGAAGCAGCAGGATGATCTGGACCAGCAGCGCCGCGACATGGAAGCACAGCAACGCCAACAGCGTGAGCAGCAGGAAGAGCAACAGCGCCAGCAGCGCGAACGCGACGCACAGTATCAACGTGACCAAGAAGAGCTGGCCCGCCTGCGCGCCCAGGCTGCGGCACCACTTCCAGTCACCCCAGTGGCTGCCCCAGTGGTCGCGGAGAAGGCTGAAGTAACACCTATCAGTGCGCATGCGATCGCCGCTCAATCCGATGACGTGACTACGACCGCCCCATCGGTTGACGACATTGTCGAGGTTGTAGCCCTGGGTTTCGACGTGGACCTCGACACTGCTCGCGCCTGGCTTCAAGCCATCCGCTTCTAACCACCCTTTCCATCTAACGGCCGACCCGCTCCTTGTCGGCCACGGAGAGCGCAATGAACGATTCAGACACTCAAGCAACAACAAGCCTCGCCACGTACCACGATCCGTCGCACAACGCCGCTGCACTCATCCTCGATCCAGGCACGATGAGGTCGATGACTGATCTTGCGACCATGATGGCTGATGGGAAAACGACGGTTCCTGAACACCTGCGGGGCAACAAGGCCGACTGCATGGCAATCGTCTTGCAGGCAATGCAGTGGCAAATGAACCCATTCGCGGTAGCTCAGAAAACGTTCATCGTAAAAGGTGGCGCGCTGAGCTATGAAGCCCAGTTGGTCAACGCCGTGATCACCTCCAAGGCTCCCACCATCGACCGCCTGCACTATGACTGGTTTGGTCCTTGGGAAAAGATAGTTGGCAAATTCCTCGTTAAGAAAAACGCTGAAAACAAGGAATATCGTGTTCCTGGCTGGGGCTTGCTCGACGAAGTGGGCTTGGGCGTCAGAGTGTGGGCAACATTCCGTGGTGAGGACGAGCCGCGAGTGCTTGAGACACTCATGGCGCAAGCTCGTACTCGTAACTCCACACTTTGGGCTGACGACCCAAAGCAGCAGATCGCCTACCTCGCTACAAAGAAGTGGGCTCGCCTGTTTTGCCCAGACGTGATCCTGGGTGTTTACACGCCTGACGAGTTCGAAGGCTCCTACGGAAACGAGATCGATATCACTCCTACCGAGCAGGCCAATAACACTGCGGCCGCATCTAGCGTTTCCTTCGGTCCGAAATCCCCCTCACCGGAAATCGACGGAGTATTCGCCGACCTTTTGGCCGTCGCGAAACAGCAGGACATCGACGCCTATGCGGCAGCTTGGGCAGGTCTCAAGCCGAAGCAGCGCGCAGCAATCGGTCTGGAGTGCCATGAAGCGCTCAAGTCCATGGCGGCAACTGTTGATGGCGACTTCACCGACATAACTGGCACCCACGACGACCTGTCTCAGGCCGAGGAAGCGGCGTAGTGAGAACGGAACTTCAAGGCACTGAAAAGTGGCATGCAGACCGATCTGGCCGAGTGACAGCCAGCCGGTTTAAAGATGTGATTGCCTGGGGGAAGCCTGACAAAAATGGGAAGCGCGAGCCTATGGGTGCGCGCACCTCATACATGCGCGAACTGTGCTTCGAGCGACTGGCAAAGAAGTCCAAGCACAACGTCAGCAGTGCTTCCATGAAGTGGGGTCACACCGAAGAACAGAAGGCTCAGGACGCCTACGAGATGCTGACCGGCAACATCGTCATACCATCAGAGTTCATCGTCCACCCGAAGTACGACTGGCTCGGCTGCTCACCAGACGGCCTGATCAACGATGACGGGGGCACCGAGTCGAAGTGCCCTTTCAACGAGGCGATTCACGTCAGGACATGGCTCGAAGGCATGCCCGAGGAACACATGCCGCAGGTCCAAGGCTGCATGTTCGTTACGGGGCGAAAATGGTGGGACTTCCTATCGTTCGATTCTCGCCAAGATGAAGAGTGTCAGCTCTACATCGAGACGATTCACCGCGACGAAGACTACATCGCCAACCTGCACAAAGAGCTGGTCCAGTTCAACCTGGAGCTGAATCGCATGGTCGATGAGGTCGCGGACAAGGCCCGGGCGCAGGCCCATCGCTTAGGAGCTTGATCATGATCAGCAACCTTAAATACGACATCGAGTTCCGGCGCGAGAAAGCGTTGGAGCTTTCCAGCCAGGTCGAACAGCACTTAGCCGCGGGCGGGCGCTTCTCCAGATCGGAGCCCGCTCAAATCAATCCACCACCTGCTGAGCGTTCCACAAAGATCGATCCAGACACCGTCCTCAAACGCCGCCCCAAGGCGATGACTCGGGCTGAGCGGTTGGCGCTTCGCAAAATGGCGGACTCACTATGAGCAAGCGCAAACCCAACAACATGCGAGCCCGAGTCGAGCGATCGTGCCGGGCACTGCTCAGCACCAACCACGTCGCAGTGGTGAACATCGATCCCAGCGGCCACCAGGGCATGATCAATTACAAGTCGCTGAAGAACATCGCTCCCGGGAAGATTGGCCAGGCCGTGTGCGGCATCCCCCACCGCTGGACGATCTACCTCAGCGCTCTCTGTATTGATGCCCGCGGCGACCGCTACAGCAAGTCGATTGAGGTGGCGCCGGACGGCGTCTATCTCTCAGACCACCTGGAAGACGTGATCGAGCATTGCTACAAGAAGCTGCGCGATTCCGCCAATCAAAGCCAGATGGTCGCTTCAGGCTGGATCGCGATTCCGGAATCCTTGTCGTTGGACGAGGGTCACGCTGCGCGGATCTTTGAAGCGGTCGGAGCCTGGAATCAGGTCAAGGTTGCAGCGTGAGACGGTTCCGAGTTCAGCAACGCAAACGACAATCCTGGCTGGCGATGCCGGCCAGCGGCATAGAAGAGGTTGGCCATGGCCAAGAGCAACTCGAATATTCAGAAGGACAAGCGCGCCAAGGAGCGTGCCCTGCTGGAGCGGATCGGCGCCGAGAAGCGCACGCTGATTGTGTCGAAGGCGCTTGCTGATGCACTTGAGGTGCTGGGCGGGCGTCACGACTTCGAGGAATGGCAGGAAACGTTGTCGACGTTCCTGATCAATCTGGCTGCCGCACCCGCCGATGCTTCCGCCCGATTCGCCACCATGTCGCGACCTGAAATCGTAGTCACTGAAAAGTGGTCACGACAGCTTGAAGAGTTCGCGAAGACCGGCATCGAAGCCTGAACTACTCGTCCTTCGGAACCAGAGGAAACGGACGGTAGAACTCGATTTTAGCGTTCAGGAACTTGGCAACTACTTCTGCCTCCTCCATGGTGGCGCCGTCAACTAGATCAAAAACGGGCGGATCGACTGGTAAACCCGGAATGTCATCGTGAAATTCCATCATCAAGTAAGGCCGACCCACATCGGTTTCTTTGATCGTGAAGACGACTCTCGTTTTGTAGCTCATATCAGCCTCCATTATCCGGCGTCATGCCGGAGCTTCAAGCAATAGCCCACAAACACAATTCACGCCATCGCATCCGGTCACGGAGGGCGGCGCCTACCCGAGGTAACCGCAATGCCAGTACTCCACAGCGCAATCCACAAGATCGACAAGAAGCCCGACGGCACACCGGCTGTTCTATTCCTCGGCAGCGCCGAGCAGGTCGAGAGCCAAGCCCGCGACGATCTGATGTGCCAGTTCAACGAAAGCTACAACGCTACCGCCGGCAAGGGTTGGGGTTTCTTCCACGCTGAATCTGGCGCGCACCCACTCAGCGGCTGGCTCGGCAAGTACCTAGCTGGTGGTTCCGACTTCCTTGAGTTCAGCACCATCGCCGTCGAACACCTGACCAAGCTGATGGAAGAATCGAACCTAGCCACCGGTGGGCACGCGCTCTTCTGCCATTACCAACAGGGCCTGACCCAATACCTAGCCATCGCTCTGGTGCAGGAAACGGAAGCAGTGACCATGACCGAAGAGCTGCACCTGATGACGGTCAAGCGTCTGGACTTGGACCACATCCGCCTGGCGGCGCGCATCAATCTCAGCGAGTGGCAGAACAATCCGCAATCGCGCCAGTACATCTCGTACCTGAAGGGTAAGCAGGGCCGCAGACTCAACGAGTACTTCCGCGACTTCATCGGTTGCCAGGAAGGGATCGACGGCCCGAGCGAAACCCGCACCCTGCTCAAGGCGTTCAGCGATTTCGTTGAAAGCGAAGACCTCGGTGAGGAATCAGCCCGCGAGAAGACCAACACCTTGGTCAGCTACGCGATGGCCCAGGCCAAGCTGGGCGAGCCACTTACGCTCGACGAATTGTCCGAAGTACTCGACGACGACCAGCCAAAGGCGTTTGCCGATTTCATCCGCAACAAAGACTACGGCCTTTCGGCCTCACTCCCGCCGGACAAAAAGACACTGAACAAATTTCGGCGCTTCACTGGCCGCGCCGATGGCCTGTCGATCAGCTTCGAACAGCATCTGCTGGGCTCCAAAGTCGAGTTCGACGAAGTCGTCGGCACGCTGACGCTGCGCGGTCTGCCTACCCAGCTCACCGATCAACTCAAGCGCGCAGTCGCCTGATTTCCACGCCGCAAAGCCGCGCTCTGGACGGAGGTGGGGGCGCTTAATCGTTCGCCGCCCCACCATATACTTCTTCAGGAGACGGCCGAGGCGCACCAGTTGAGGCGGCGGACTCGCAAGCGCTGACAGCCACAACTAAGTGGTCTTTAATTACATCAAGCATCCCCGCCCACCTATTGTAATGAAAAGCTTTTTGAGCACTTTCCAATTCAATCCAAGTGGAATGAGTAAGTAGCGCATGAGTTTCGCTTGCAAAAGTTTGGATTAATCCTAGCGCTCTGGCCGATCTTTTAGCAGCATGACTTGGCAGTTTAAGAAGGGGATACAGATCTTCGATAGAGATACCTCTTGATAGCACTTCAAGCTCTTCCAAAGCCTTCAACACATTGGCTCCCGGCTCAGAAAAATCGCTTTCGCTAAATGCAAAGCACACAGACAGGTATGAGGCTTTTCTTTCGAGAGTCGATAGCGGGCTGAGCATTTTTGCGGCAGCCAGTTCTGCCTTATCCGTCGCAACCTTTCCGCTTGATCTCGATGATAGATAGGAAAGTCCCAAGGCGGTGAAAACAGCACCCAGAGTACCTATCGCCGACCACATATCCCACGGCGAATCCGCCATTTGAATCTCCTTGTCCCGACCCCGTGCCGGGCCGAATACAAATACCCCACTTCAACGAATCACGCCAGCCGGCGAGGTTTTCTGTGCCAGCCGATAACGCCGTCAGAGTGAGCGAAAGCAAAGACACACCTGCCACGTTCAATCACATACAAAGCGCATGCTTCCCTTAATACGAGTGTAGGCATGCGAGTAATTGGCAAGCCAGCTCTCATAGCCAGGAACGTCATATGCAATTCGGAAATCTGCACTCACTTCTGACTCGGCGGGCTCCCACGTTTTCAGGAATTCATCACCAGAAGAAATCAAAACATCCGGTTGTTGATACCCCTCAAATTGACTTCCAGTTATGTCGATCCACAGCTCGCCAAGAGCTAGCCAAGCATGACCTCCTAGTTCGCGACTACTCCCACCTGCGTCTCCTTCGATCATTCGCGATCCCGGAAAACCATTGTCAGTCAGGTGGGCCGCGAGAAGTCTCGATACGTCTTTGCAAGCGCCTTTGGGGAATCGCGGCGTGAGCTCCAAGCCCTCCGGAAAACCTGAAAGAGACTCTCTTGCAACGGCCACTCTGAAAGCGTTTACCAATTCGAAAAGTACTACGCGGTCCATTTTCTATCTCTCTCAACTCAATCAACAACTATACCGGCGAGGATCCCCTATGTCCGCACAACAGAAGAAACACCCCTTCGATTTCAAAACCCAATACGGACTTGGCTTCAGCTCTCAGGACGATGAGATCGTTGTCGACTTCTTCTGTGGTGGTGGCGGTGCCGGTACCGGACTGGAAATGGGCCTGGGCCGCGCGGTGAATGTCGCGAAGAACCACAGCCCTCAGGCGATCAGCATGCACACCGTCAACCACCCTGGCGCCGTCCACTACACCACCGACGTGTTCGACGGTGATCCGGATACCGAGTGCGGCGGCAAAGCCGTTGGCTGGTTCCACATGTCACCGGACTGCACCCACCACAGCCAGGCCGCCGGTGGCCAGCCGCGCAAGCGTGAGATTCGCAACTTATCGTGGATCGGTCTGAAGTGGGCTGGCAAGAAGAAGCCCCGCGTCATCAGCCTAGAGAACGTGAAACAAATCCTTCAATGGGGGCCGTTGATCGCCAAGCGCTGCAAGGCGACTGGCCGAGTGATGAAGCTGGGCGGCAGCATTGCCGAGCCGGGCGAAGTCGTCCCGGTCCACCAGCAGTTCTTGGTGCCTGACCCAAAGCGACGCGGCCAGACCTGGGCAACCTTTGTCGCCGAGCTGCAGCACCTGGGCTACGTCGTTGAGTGGCGCGTCATCAAGGCCTGCGACTTCGGCGCTCCGACCAGCCGCGAGCGCCTGTTCATGATCGCCCGGTGCGATGGCGAACCGGTTGTCTGGCCTGCGCCGACGCACGCCAAGCACCCGGTGAAAGGCCAGTTGAAGTGGCGCACCGCCGCCGAGTGCATCGACTGGACGATCCCGAGCAAAAGCATATTCGATCGGCCCAAGCCATTGGCACCCGCCACCCTGCGCCGAATTGCCAAGGGCATGAAGAAATTCGTCATCGATGCCGCTGACCCATTCATCGTACCGATTGCGAATTGGTCAGGTGAAAGCGTCCAGTCAGCGCACGACCCGCTGCGCACCGTTACCTCTTGGCCGCGCGGCGGTTCGTTCGCCATGGCCAGCCCGATCATTGCGCCAGCCACGCACCAGGGCAGCGACCGGATCAACGACCCGCACGCCCCGCTGCCGACGGTTACCTGCGCCAACCGCGGTGAGTTGACTCTGATCAGCCCGGTGCTGGTCGGCGCTGGTGGTCCTGAATACTCAGGTAAGCCAGTGGCCTTAGATCAGCCGTCCGGGACACTTATGACCCAGAACCATCGCGCGATCGCCGCGGCGCACCTGGTGAAGTTCCGGTTTGCCGATGAAGGCAAGGCGCTCAACGAGCCGCTGCCTACCATCACCAGCGGTGGCAATTATCAGCGCCCGGCAGGTGCCGCCCACGCGATGGGTATCTCGACGGTGTTCATGGCCCAGATGAATGGCGGCTTCAATACCACGGACGCCAAGAGCATTGAGGATCCGATGACCACCGTGACCAACACCGGCAGCCAGCAGCAGCTGGTGACCGCCAACCTGGTGCACCTGCGCGGCAACTGTGATGCACGGGATACCAATGATCCACTGCACACCATCAGCGCCTGCGGAACTCACCATGGCTTGGTCACCGCGTTCATGGAGCGCCAGTTCGGCGCCAGCGTTGGCCAGGCGGTGGATGAGCCAGCACCAACCATCACAGCGGGCGGTGGTGGCAAAAGCTCGCTGGTTCAGTTCCAGCTTTCGCCAGAGGTTGAAGCCGGTGCCTTGCGGGTTGCGGCATTCCTGATCAGCTACTACGGCACCGAGAACGTCAGCGGCGCCGACGAGCCAGCACCCACGATCACCACCAAGGATCGGCTGGGCCTGGTCACCGTGACCATCAAAGGCACGCCCTATGTGATCGTCGACATCTGCCTGCGGATGCTGCAACCGGCCGAGCTGTACAAGGCTCAGGGCTTCCCCGCCGACTACATCATCAGCCACGGAGCCGACGGCAAAGCGTTCACCAAGACCCAGCAGGTTCACATGTGCGGGAACAGTGTCAGCCCGCCGCCGATGGCGGCACTGGCTCGCGCAAACGACCCTTGGCGCGTTGATGTTCAGCAATCTGAGGCTGCCTAACTGAAATCAGACGAACGGTAGCCTCGGACAGGCTAAAAAGGGGCAGTCACTTTCCACTATTTAGATAGCAAGCGTCCGCTTGCAACTTTGCGACCCTAGCGAGAATTGGATTTATGACCTGTAAGAAATGTGACTGCTGGCAGAACCGTCTCAACGAGCTTACCAAATATTTTTGTTCTGGAATTGTGACTGGAGTAATCGGGCTGGCCGCAGTGCTTTACCACTTCAACATCATCTAATCCCAACCTGTCTATATGCACCCGAGCCCGCACGGGCTCGAGGAGGTATCCCATGTCAGCAGAAAACAAACCGGTCGGGGCCAGCTTTGACCTGAACACGCCAGATGGCGGACGCGGTTACATCGCCGACCTGTTCAAGACCGTGCTCAAGCGTCACGACTACCGCCAGTACATCAATGAGCGGCTGGCCGGTGACTTCGCCTGCACGCTGGCTCAACACTTCGAACGCATCACCGCCGAGCGTGACGCCCTGCAGCTTCGTCTGAACGCAGCGGATCAGCGGAACGATGAGCATCAAGAAGAGCGGCAGAAGCTCACCGCATACGGCCGAAGCTGTGGACTCGATGAAGCGGCGACCTTGTGCAACAAAATGGCTTGGGAGGCCTACTACCCGCCCGGCACAAGATTCAAGTTCTTCACTCCGAAAGCCCAGGCTGCGCTCGGCGACCTGCTGATCAAGGCAGCGAACGCTATAGCCTCCCTGCCCGACGGGCCATACGACCGATTCAAGACCAGACAGCAGAAGAACGCCGGAACATCAGCTGCTGCCTGACAGGAGTACATCTGTACTCCAATCCCTCTATATCTCCCTCCCCCTTCAAAGTCAGCCGCTATAGCGGCAAAGGACGAAGTCATGCCCAAGCATAAGCCCGAGTTGGCCAGCATCTATAACGTGCTCGGTCTCAGTTCCAACCATGAACTGTCGACCCTGCTGGTCAACATCGAAAACACCAAGCGTTTCGCCGATCTGCTGCACCACGTGGAGCGCGAGTTCTTCATGGTGCCCGGCAAACCATCGAGCGAACCCGATGACGAAGGCGCGCCGATCGATGATGAGTGCCTGGTCAATCGCTGGGGCTCAACACCGGGCGACTACCTCAAGCAGTTCAGGTTGGCGCTGCCGATCGCTGCGGCGAATTCGATACCGGAATATGAGGCACCAAAAACCGGTGAGAAGTGGTCGCTCACAGGCGACAACGGGTCTTGGGATTACGACAGCCTTGAAGATCTTCTGAAGGACAACTACGGCCACGACAGCGATGGCGACGGGCACCCGGCAAGTTACAGGGCCGGCCTGTACGAGGGCGGCACGGTATATCGCGGCACTGAGTGCAAGGACGATCCTGCAGCCTTCTTGCCTGACCAAGACGATTTGCTCGAGCACATGAGCGAGCGGGCCTATGACAGCGACGCTGGTGAATGGGCCGACAACTACCCAACACTGGATTGTGACGCAGAGCTGGAGCTGGAACGCGCCATGCGGCCGCTCAAGGCGTGGGCGCGCAAACACTGCCAGCCTGAATTCTTCACGATCAAGGACATCGCTCCGCACATCGTCACCGTTGAAGATGTGAGCCGGAGCAGGAAGTCATGATCGCTCTCGCCTGGTTCGCCTACGTGTACTGCTACAACGGGCCGCGGTGATGCTCCTCTGCAAAGATTTCCGAGATCGATTTAGACGCTGAGCGAGCATTAAAGTCCGAGTTATCTGCCGCTAGGCGTTCTGCTCGAGCAACCCCCCAATTCAACGCAACGGTCATCGTTTCGCCCGCACGCTCCTTGTAATACTCCTCAAAAATCATCACACCGTTTTCTGCGTATCCCCCAACGAACAGCTGCACGGTACCTGAGCGTGACATCCGAACTTGGACGTCGACCTGAATTTTGTCGCCGAAAACACCGTCCTGTGAACGGCTATGCAGCTGGCAATCTGCCCAATCCCAGAACACACGCTGTCGTTGTTTTATTGGATGCATTTCATGCCTCGCTGCGAAGGGATAGGACCCTTGCGAATAGGCGATCAAGTCGGGATAAGGGGGAAAGTCCGCCCCACCGGCCACGCACGAAGGGGGCTTTTTCTCACACAACTGGCGAAGCGGACAATTTGACTTTAGCCCAGTCGCTCCACCTACCACTGACCCCTCATCTGTTTTCCACAACTCAACCAGCCTGCCGGTGAACGGCGGGCGAGGAACCGCTATGTCCGATTTTCAAACGGAATCCACGCCCACCGCTCGCAAGCAGCATAAATGCTGTGAGTGCTGCGGGCCGATTCATCCAGGTCAGCAGTATCAGCTCGTCACCGGCTGCTGGGATGGCGACATGGCCAGTTTCAAGACATGTCCCGATTGCCTTGCTGCCCGCACTTGGGCCACCGCCCAGCCTGAATGGGGCGGCGATGGTGAACACCTCTACTACTTCGGTCAGTTGGAAGAAGACCTTTCGTACCTCGCGCCAGAGATTAATCCCGGCGACGGTCGACGCTTCAAAGCTTACCGGCTGCAAGTGCACATCGGCAGGAAACGTCTTGCAGCAACAGAGACCCGCAAAGCGGCTTAACCCTCCCCACCTTCTGCCGCCATGCGCGGCCTGGAGTATCTCTATGGAAACTGAAATTCTCTCGGACGAAGAGCTGGCGGATCTCACTGGCTACAAGGCTCGGGCCTACCAGCGGCGCTGGCTAACAGATCGTCATTGGGTGTTCGTCGAAAGCCGAGGAAAGCGTCCACTGGTTGGACGGATGTATGCCCGCATGAAGCTGGGCATGATCTCCCCCGCCATCGCTGACCCCAACCCACCGCCGGCGGCTCCGGCATGGACGCCCGACTTCTCGCGAGTGAACTGATATGCGCCCCCGCAAGACCGAGCACCACCACCTTCCCCCGCGGATGTATCAACGTTCACGCAAGCGCAAAAACGGGAGTACCTGGACGGCCTACTACTACCGCGACCTGCTCGGCAAAGATATCCCCTTGGGCAAGGACCTCGACAAGGCCAGGATCAAGTGGGCCGAACTGGAGGCGAAGGAAAAGCCGCTCGACCTGCGCACCATGAAAGGAATATTCGACCGCTATATCCGCGATGTGGTCTCCAAGAAAGCGCCACGGACTCAGAAAGACAACCTCGCGGAGATCAAGCAGCTCCGCCCGATGTTCGACAGCGCCCCTATCGACTCAATTACCCCGGCGACGATTGCCGGATACCGGGATGCGCGGACGGCAAAAGTTCGGGCAAATCGCGAGATCGCCACCCTCTCCCACGTCTTTAACATTGCTCGGGAGTGGGGCCTGACGACAAAAGAAAACCCCTGCCAGGGCGTGCGCAAAAACAAGGAAACACCGAGGGACTATTACGCAAACGATGTGGTTTGGGATGCGGTGTACAAGAAGGCAGCTCAAGAGCTGAAAGACGCGATGGATCTGGCCTACCTTACCGGTCAGCGTCCGGCAGATGTCCTGGTGATGCGAAAGGATGATGCAGAGGGGGGATATTTGGGGGTGCAGCAAAACAAGACACACAAAAAGCTGCGTATCCAGATGACCACTGATGGCAAGGCGAATAGCCTGGGCCGGCTAATCGCCGAGATAACCGAGCGCAATGCCCGGCACGTCTCGAACTACCTGATTGTTAGCCGACACGGGAAACGGATGACCGCTACGATGCTGCGAAAGCGCTGGGACATAGCGCGAGAGAAAGCGAAGCTGGCGGCAACCGAAGAAGGCGACGAACTGCTGGCGGCGAAGATCGGTGGATTTCAGTTCCGGGACATCCGGCCAAAGGCTGCGTCGGAAATCATCGATGTCGGTGAAGCAAGCCTGCTCTTGGGGCACACCAAAGGCGATATCACCGAGCGGGTTTATCGCCGTATCGGCGCCATCGCCAGGCCGTCGAAATAGCCGGAAAACCGTTCCATAACTCAAAGCAGGCCCCTTGTAGAATGCGGTCTGTAGAGGTGCAGAAAAATGAAAGTAATGGAACGGAAAATCGCCACGAGCGGCGGCCTGATTACGTCGGCATAGCGGTCTTGAAAACCGTCGACTGTAACAGGTCCATGAGTTCGAATCCCATCGCCTCCGCCATATTTGTACCGACAAAGCCCTGATTAGTCAGGGCTTTGTCGTTTCTGGGGTTTGGTGAGCCGTTGAGCGGCCTAGGTGGTCGTTTCCGCATCTTTTCGGCTATTTCCGCAACCCCCGCGCAAAAATCACTTGAAACAACTGGCTTTCGAGCCCCTCCCCCGGCGTCCTGCCGATCGTTAAACATCCTTCATGTAACGCGATTCTGCGCTTGGGAGAACTCACGAAACGGGATCGGCTTCGCACCGCTCA